TATAGCAAAACAATTTATCAATTAGGAGGAATAATGACATTTGCTGCGCCAGTTAAAGAAGAAACACCCCAATCGGTGTTAGAGAAGCAACTTGATATGGGAGGGCGTTTGATGCTCACTATCCCATTTGGAGTTCCAATAAAAGAAATGCAAGGATTTGTATCGGTATTGGGCTCCAAAGAAATCCACCAGCCTGTCATGACTATTTGTGTAGCAAAGCCAGCCGGCGGTAGTGTGATATCAACGATTGTATTTGATTCAAATGAAAGGTATTTAGAATTTATCGAAAGAATTCAAATGGATCGAATGATGTTTTTCGAAGCAGATAATCTAGCAGCCGCACTAGATAATTGAGATGAAGAAAGATCCCAATTACATTGCTTGCGTTGAAAAGGCCATCAGTGAAAAGTATGGCGACGAGGCGATCCAAAACCCAAAGGGGAATTGGGATGAGATCAAAGAAAAAGAATATCTTCAACAAATGAAGGAGTTTTATAAAAAAACTAAGAAATTTGAAGCGGGACAAGAAAAAGTAGATGTTAATGGGATAAAGGTATCAAAAAAACTACTTAATAGAGATGCTATACGTTCGTGTCCGGTTTGTGAGTCCTTCGCCAGAAGATCGTTGGATGACGTTTGTTTAGTTAAGTTTGATTGCTGTTATAAGTGCTATATACAATATGTTGAAGACAGAGAAGAACGTTGGATAGAAGGATGGAGACCTAGTGAGATTAAACCAGACTACACTCAAAGAAATGATTCGTGAAGCTTTAAGTGAAGTAGAGAAGGATCCTACCAAGCTTGGTACCACTGGCACCACCTCGTCGCAATTTAAAACGGCTGGATTAGAAACCGCCAAAGCCGTTAGCACAGATAAGGAAGTAGACAAAGTAGAGCTTACTTATATTAAACAAATCCAAGATTTTTTGACGAAGCGTGCCCAGGAAACAGATTTAAAAAAGTATAAAATGCAGATTCAAACTCTTATAAAAAGGCTTGACAAGATTATAAAACCCACCACACCCCAACAAGGAGAACCACAGTAATGGCCAAGAAAAAAGATTCAATTTCAGTTTTAGAAGTAGTACGAGGTTTAGCGCAAGCAGCCGCAAACGCCTACGACGGCGCCCTTGACGAAGATGGAAAGTTGCTCGAGATCGGCTTACGCCGAGAAGAAGGCCACCCCATATTAGACAAGCGCGTGATTGATGGATTTGGTGTTAAGTTTATGGGCCCCCTGTTATGCATCAATTATCAAACTCAATTAGAGCTTAAAGAAGTTTATCGGAGTGGGTTTGAGGGTGAAATGGATCAGGTAATGTCCGACATTACTAAGTTTCTTAAAAAAGAATATCGTAAAGTTACTGGTAAATCGGTTGCATTAACTAAAGAAGGTGAGATTGATGTGCGCGTTGAAAGCACTAATCGGATTCATACCTGGGCAACTGCTTACCAAGTGTATAAGATTGGCGGCCTCGATGATGTGATTGTCGTGGAAGGCGGCTCCAAGGACACCTTAGAAAAGAGTTGGAAGACCTTCCTTGATCAGGGCGGCTGGAAAGGCAAGCGCCCAAAGAACGATACCCGACCTAAAGGAGAATCAAAATGAGTAGATGGGGAAAACCAAGAAAGAATGTTAAAAGAATCGATCCACGATATTTTTTACAGGAGGAGAACGAAAGGAAAGCAGAACAAGCTGTACAAGATGCAGAAAAAGTTGTAGCTTCCCCCGATGCAGACGAGATACTTCAACAAGCCTTAGAAGATCCCGAAACTAGGAAAAAGCTAGAGAAACTAGCTTCTATGTTACCCCCCGAACTAACAGCAGAATTGACAGAAGCCTTCATCGGAGGGGTACCCGATCCATATGCACCCGGCGCGCCAGTCGACCCGATTCTTCAGAAGCGCTTGGATGCTGATCGCGAAGCGCGATCCGAGCGCGAAGCTGCGTGGTCCAAGCCCGCACGAGATCCGGATACTGGTTATATTCGCAAGGTTTCGGATTATTTAGCCGCCGCCGGCGCAGGAGGACTTGTCGGCAGCCTGCTGGCGGCCGCGCCCACGATGGGAGCGGCAACAGCCGCTGGTCTCGCTGGAAGCACTGGTATTGGCGCTGGCATTGGACTATTACTATTATATTTGGGCACGCGCACAAAAAGAGGCGGCGCCCACCCACTTAAGGAAGAAAATCCAAAATGAAAATCTCTAGATCCAAATTAATCCAAATGATTAAAGAAGAGATGATCAATGAAGATGATGAATGGGTTGATGTAAGCAAACTCAAATCCCAAGCAGAACATGGGCCCTATGCGGAAGATGAATTTAAGAAAGACATGTCGACTACACTCAGTAGAGTTGTTTCCGATGAATTATCGTTTGAAGAAGCGATGAACGAGTTTAATGGCTTTTTGGACAAGTATAAGCCATCCGAAGATCCTTGGGATGAGCACCCCGATCCGGAAGCGTTTAGCTTTGACGAAGATGAACTTTATTCCGGGCCCGAAACTCCCGAAGGACGTGTGCCTGGGCCGCCAGAAGAAGAAGAAACGATTGAGATTTCCGAAGAAAAGAGAGCACAGAAGTACAAACCCGGTCAACGCGTAAAAAATCCCGATGAACCGGAATGAGGCGTGGGTACCGTGAGCGCAGTCGGACCAGGCAAAGAAGGAACCGTTTCTGTTAGGTGGTCTGATGGAAAGAAGAGACATCCACATCATCGGTGGGTACTAAAACCTGCAAAATGACTAATGAGCTTTCAATTATCAAAAAAGGAAAAAGTAAAAGAAATATTAAAGTGCGGTAAAGACCCATCCTACTTTTTAACAACGTATGCCCGTATATCTCACCCGATGCACGGGTTGATTTTATTTGATACGTATGATTTTCAGGATGATCTTCTTAAAAACTTTAACGACTATCGCTTTAACGTTATTTTAAAAGCACGGCAACTTGGTATTTCTACCATTACGGCTGGCTATATTGTATGGATGATGTTATTTCACCGCGACAAAGCCATTCTTGTAATGGCAACAAAGTTTGCGACAGCAGGAAACTTGGTAAAGAAAGTAAAAGGTATCATGAGGAACATTCCTGATTGGTTAAAAATCGCCACTATCGATGTGGACAACAGAACTTCTTTTGAACTTTCTAATGGATCTTCAATTAAAGCGGCTTCAACCTCTGGTGATGCTGGTCGTTCGGAAGCCTTGTCGCTTTTGGTTCTTGACGAGGCTGCGCACATTGAGAATCTTGAAGACTTGTGGACGGGCCTGTATCCTACTCTTTCAACTGGTGGTCGATGTGTTGCCCTGTCAACTCCAAATGGAGTGGGAAATTGGTTTCATAAGACGTGCTCCGACGCAGACGCAGGAACCAACAATTTTAATTTAACTACTCTCATGTGGGATGTACATCCTGATCGAGATGAAGAATGGTACAAAAAAGAAACAAAGAACATGTCCAAAAGACAGATAGCCCAAGAGCTTCAATGCAACTTTAACACATCAGGCGAAACTGTTATTGACCCCGATTGTATGGAGTGGCTCTTCACTCAAATTAAAGAACCTAAATATCGTACAGGATTTGATCGTAATTTTTGGATATGGGAAGAGTATGACCCCACATGTAATTATTTAATGGTAGTAGATGTTGCGCGCGGAGATGCCGCAGATTATTCCACTTTTCATATTTTTAAATTAGAGACATTAGAAATTATAGGAGAATATCAAGGAAAGCCAACGCCAGATATGTATGCTAATATGCTGAATCAAGTAGGCAGAGAATATGGTGGATGTATGTTGGTGGTTGAGAATAACAATATTGGTTATACTGTATTAGATAAATTAATTGAATATGGATATCCCAATCTTTATTATTCAGTTAAGTCTACGCATGAATATATCGAACAACATCAGGCCGAAGTTAGAAACAGCGCTGTCCCGGGCTTTACTACATCTATGAAAACGCGCCCCCTTATCGTAGCGAAATTAGAGGAGTTTATCAGAAATAAACTAATTAAGATATATTCGTCTCGTACAGTTAACGAGATGAAAACGTTTATATGGAAAAATGGTAAACCACAAGCAATGAAAAGTTATCATGATGATTTAATTATGGCCCTCGCAATTGGGTGTTGGGTACGAGATACAGCGTTGCAAGCAAATGCGCGCGATCTCAATTATCAAAAGGCATTTTTAGATGCCATTATCACAAGCAAGACAACCTTTAATACTAAAATAAGTGGTCAAAGTGGCTACAAAAAAGATAATGTTTTTGATAAAATGAGTGAAGCCAAAGAAATGTATGATCAATTTAAATGGATTATAAAGTGAGAAATTAAATGCCCCCTAATAAAACAAATGTAAACCCCGATTCAAATTTATTTAAAATGTTAACTAGATTGTTTTCTGGGCCGATTGTTAATTATCGGTCTCAATCTGGACGCCGAATTCGAAGACAACATTTAGATAAGTTTTCGTCTCGATTTAAATCTGCGTCCGGACAACAGTTTAAGAAAGCGGTTTATAATCCGCTGGACACAATCGCGACGAATGCAATCGCAAACCAACGCAGAACTGAACGATATGTAGATTTTGATCAGATGGAATACACCCCGGAGATTGCTTCGACCTTAGATATTTATGCGGACGAGATGACGACTTATTCTAATCTCAGCCCCATGTTAAACATCAAATGCCCTAACGAAGAAATTCGAGCAGTGCTTACCGCTCTCTTTGATCAAGTGATAAATCTCCAATATAATCTTTTTGGTTGGGCCCGCACGATGTCCAAATATGGAGACTTC